GTGAAATTCAAAATTTTTGTATTGTTTCAAATAATCACACTAAATCTTTATGGTCAATTCAATAACTCTTACTACTTAACAAAGGATAGTGATACTTTACATTATTTCAAATACGAGAAACCAATAAGTGAAAAATTAAATCTTATTAAACCAGAAGAAAGCAAAAATTTCTTCCGATTTAGTTCTAGCAAATATTATTTAGAATTATCCGAAGATTCAAATAGATATATTTTTTATGCTGATGAAATTTGGGAAGGAAAAAAAACCGGAGAAGTTTTTATCAAGGAAATAATTTTAGTTGAGAGTTATAGGGCATAAAACAAAAGGTCAAAAAACAAAAAGCTGAAAAAAATGGCTGAAAAGCCGATGAATAAACAAAAAAAGGCAAATATTTTCCTTTAAACAATACGCAAACAGGCCGTCAAAAATCTACGTTTTACTACCATTTAATTACCGTTTAAACATTCTTTAAATACAGATTAAACACTCTTAACGGAGTGTTTTGTCATTTTATGGCTAAATATGGCTTTAAATATCCTGTAGATACGATTTTCATATACAAACCACGCTAAGAATCCCAGTAAAATTAGCATTTTAACGTGGTCTGTTTTGTCATCCGGGTTGATCGTTTAAAATTGGTAGCGGTTAGGTTTGGGGTTAGGTTTGGGGTTAGTCTAAATATGTTTAAAAAAAGCAAGTCAATATACTGTAATTGTGTAAAAACGTGTGAAATTGCATAAAATTTACAAGCTCAATACCCTATTTTTTATCTTAAAAATATTTTAAATAGTTGATTTACAGTATATTAATAAATAAACTATCTAAAACATGGTGTTAAATCGCACACTTGCCTTCACCATTGCGATGGCCTGTATATTTTTAATGTCAATATCTTTTGGCTGATGATGCTGGTTTTGGCTTACGAGTTTCACAAAACCATCTCCCTTATCAGATTTCTGTACATATTTTACCGTCACGTACTCCTCCCATTCATCAATTTTAACACTGATTAGGTACATTTCACCATAGAAAATACTTTCTACCGATGTCTGTTTGTATAAAACGATGTCACCTGATTTTAGCAGTGGATACATACTGTCACCAGTAACCGTGAGAGCGCCGTCACATTTTGGAAGGTTGGGAATTTTAATTGTGTCTAAAACTTTCTGTGGGTTACCGCTGTTAAAGAGAGCTTGTAAACCCGCTGTTGCCTCTAAATTATAGAAAGGAACCTCCTGCATATCTATAATGGCATCCTTTGTTCGTCTTTTTTTTGTGTTGTAGACCTGAACATTTTCTTTTATCGACTCAACGTCTGATTTGATCATTGCTTTTGAACCGTCCAAAACCCAAAACGGATTTATATCCGTGTAAACATTTAGAAACTTTTCTAAAGTGTCGGTTTTGATTGTTGTATTTGCCTTAAAAGGTTTGCTCAATGTACCGTTCGCTACACCTATCTCTTTTTCGGCCACACTCACGGAAACGCCCTTAAAGTCAAGATATTCTTTCAGTTTTTCAACAATGTTCTTCATCCAAATAAATATTTTAGAAAGTTTTCTATTTTTTTTCTTGCTTTTTAGAAAGTTTTCTAATTATATTTGTCCTGTACAAAAGACAATTAAAGCAATGGACAAAAGTATAACAAAAAAAATCTATTACAATACGGGAATCCTTAATGTATTACAAAAAAAGTACGGGTACTCGATAGACTACATCAGAAAGTCTCTTAGAGGCGATCGTGTAGGTGTAATGCCAGATGAAATAAAAAAGGAATACAAAGCCTTAGAAGCCGCTGCCCAAAAAGCTATTGAAGATAAAGCAAATAATTAAAAATCGCTGTTATGAAAAAATTACTATTAAAATTCTTGAAATATCGCAAAACTGCGGTAACAACAATTTTCACAAATCCAGTGGTAACTGAAGAATGGGTTCTTTTCGGAAGATTCACCATCTACAAAAATTTTAAATCATACTAAATCCCAAATGGTTTTCCGGAGGTTCGATTCCTCCGATGGGAACAATTTAAATTCTATTTAAACACAGTTTAAAAATGTATCAATTCTACAATAATACTTTAACAATACCAGCGAAAGCCTTGTATGATGATTTGGGAGTTATTTCCGAGTCTAATTACAAGTACTTGTGCAGTAATGGCAAATTAAATAAAGTCGTTACCGCTCGTGGTCTTGGAAACAGGGCTCTTGTAGAATTTGATAGCATCCCGGAACGTTTCAGAGTTCAGATTGTGAAGATTCTTGGATATCCACCAAAGAAAAACACGCAGAATTTAATTCTAAATTTCTACAAAGACGATTACGAGGCAGTTGATTTCTTCGCTTATTATCTACTTGATGATTACAGAACGCTTTCTACCGAAAAGCAGGAGGAATACGTAAAAAACGCACAGATGCTTCAAGCAGTTGAGCAGTACGTAAAAGAAACAGTTTCATTTGTTCGCTCCCGTAATGGCAAAAGAGGTCTCACTGAAATTTGGAAAGATGCTGCAACAGCAGTTACGGATGTGAAAGATCAGATCGGTCACAGTCTGCCAAAATCTTCAAGACGTCTGAAGGAAAAACTGGAGGAATTTAAAAAAGATGGTTATTCATCTTTAGTATCTGAAAATTTCGGAAACAAAAAAGCGGTGAAGGTAAAAGATGAAAATCAGGAGGCTTTATTGAGAACTCTTCTCAGAGATCACAGAACTTTCGATAATGAGCAGATCGCAGTTGTTTACAATGCAGTTGCAAAAATTCAGCAATTTCCGGAACTGAGCGCAAACACGATTGGAAACTATCGTAAAAAATGGAACCTGCTTGTAATGGCCGGAACCAAAGGCGAAAAAGGTTTTGATAACAAAATTGCGATGCACGTTAAAAGATCGGCTCCAACTTCGCCGATGCTTTACTGGACAGTCGACGGTTGGGATGCAGAATTACTGTATCAGAAATCCGCTACAACTTTAAAAGGAAAAAATACTACAACTTATCACAACCGCCTTACAATGGTGGTGGTTCTTGATCCATCGGTTAAATATCCGGTAGGTTATGCAATCGGAACTCACGAAAATGCAGATTTAATTAAGGCAGCTTTACGAAACGCAGTTCAGCACACAGAAGAATTATTCGGGGCAAAACACAAAGTGCTACAGATTCAGGCCGACAACTATGCGAAAAAGGAAATGACCTCATTCTACGAGATTGTTTCAGATAAATTCACACCTGCTAAAGTTGGAAACGCAAAATCTAAAGTGATTGAGCCGTGGTTTAAGCATTTCAATAAAACGTATTGCCAGCTTGCACCAAACTGGAGCGGTCAGGGCGTAAAATCTAAAGCACAGCCAAATGATGAGTATCTGAATAAAATCCGCCACTCATTTCCGGACCAGGAAGGATGTATGATGCAGTTGGTAAGAATGATTGAACTGGAGCGGGAAAAATTGGTTGATCAGTATCTACAGGCTTACAACGAAATGCCTTCTGATGCTAAAAAACAGATTTCACAACAGGAGTTTCTTTTACATTTTGGAGAAACCACAGGATTCACCAATAAACTTTCTCACAACGGTCTTCACGTTGCCATCAACGGAAAAAAAATGGAGTACGACAGTTTTGATATCAATTTCAGAATGAATGCACACCTGAACTGGACTATAAAATTTGACAGTAACGATTTAACACAAGTTTTAGCACACAATGAAGAGCAAAACATAAGTTTCTTACTTGATCAGAAATACGTACAGCCGATGGCACTCTATGACAGACAGGAAGGCGACGGAGAGGAACTTCAGAGAGTGAGAAACTTCAACAAAAAAGCAAAAGAGATTGTTCTTGAAACGCAGGCTGAGGACAGCAAGATTGTAAATCAGCTTTTCATTCAGAATCCGGAGCTTGACAATACCCTTGCAAAAATGGTGATCGTCGACAGCCGTGGACAGCACAAAGATCAGAGAAATTCCAAACGACTTGCACCGGCTAAAAAGCTTTTGGAAAAACAGGAACAAAAAGCCGAAAAAGTACATCAGCAAAGCTGGGAAAAAGAACAGGACGATTATTACGCAAACAAAATTAACCTTGATAAATATTTAACCGATGACGAATAATATAAAAGAGAAAATCTTACTGGAGCTTGAAACATGGATGGATGAACACGATTATTCTGCCAATGAATTTTGTGAAAAATCGGGCGTTCCTTCAAACTATCTTTCTTACATGAGACGTGGACAGTATTTTATCCTTGTCGATAAAAATGAGGTCGTAATCGACGATAAGTATTTCAGAATGATTGCCGAAACTATTGAATACAACTACAGCAACGAACTAAAATGGTCAATCCGTCAAACTCCACAGCTTATGCAAATGCTTTCAGTTTTGGAAGATGCGAAAAGATTTGGCTACACCAATATTATCATCGGTGGTACAGGAGCAGGTAAAACATTTTGTGCAGACATTTTCGTGAAGCAGTCACCGAAAGATGTTTTTAAAATTACAGTTGGCTCAATGGACACCATTGGCGATCTGATTGATAAATTATGCGACCAGATGAGACTTAATGTTTCCGGTTCTAAAACAAAAAAAATCAATGCCGTCATCAAAGAACTTCAGAGAATGAAAATGAACGGCCGTCAGCCGGCTGTAATTTGGGATGAGGCAGAATACATGAAACAGGCAACCCTTTGCAACGTAAAAGAGATGCACGACCACCTTCACGGTAAATGCGCCTTGATTCTTATTGGTACTGATCAGCTGAAAACAAAAATAGAAAGGCTGAAAAGCAAAAATTCACCGGGAATGCCTCAGTTCTATAGAAGAGTTAAGTACGGTATTCGAGAACTAAAACCGATTGATACCCGATACAAAGAGTTTTTAACCGGTATCGAAGATAAGAAGCTGATCCAGTTCATTCAGAGAGAATGCGAGAATTACGGAGAGCTTAGAGATGCCTTACTACCTGCAATGCGTGAAGCTGACAGATTGGGTGAACCATTAACCGAAAATTTAGTAAGAAAAGTGTTGAACCTTCCAAAAATGACAGTGTGAGTAAAGCCATATCATCTACCGACCTGCTTGCAAAAAAATATGATCTGATAAAATGGGAAGGCGAATGGTACGACAATTTTGAAGAGCCGGAAGCATCGGGAACGTGGTTTATCAGCGGTCAGTCCGGAATGGGAAAAACTTCTTTTATGCTTGAGCTTGCAAAACAGCTCGCAAAGTTTGATCGGGTTTTATTCAACTCATTAGAAGAAGGTACTTCACTGACAATGCAAAAAGCTTGGAAACGCCACCAAGTCGCCGAAAGTGGTCGAAGAATTCAACTTATCCAGGAAAGATATAACGAATTATTAGTCCGATTAAGAAAACGCCAAAGCCCAAGATATATAATAAGTGACAGTTGGCAATATGCAGGGATGACATTTGAGCAATATTTGAAGCTAAAAGAAGAATTTCCAAACAAGCTTTTTATATGGAATAGCCAAATGGATGGCAGTAAACCAATGGGTAAAACAGCTATTAGATTACTGTATGATGCTGACTTAAAAATATGGGTGGAAGGTTTTAAGGCATTTTCAAAAGGCCGTTATCTCGGAGAATACGCAGCTGAAGGTTTAACAATCTGGGACGAAGGTGCCCAAAGGTACTGGACAAAATAACAAAGTGTATATGAATAAAGAAATACTGAAAAACATCTTAATCCTTGACAGCATCTGGAGGGTTTTAGATTGGAAAGACCGGGTGAGAATTCACTTACTGATGCAGGACAAAATATCAGAGCCAACGGAAAACATTAAAATCCTTCACGACTGGTGCATAAAATGGAAATGGCTTCCACCAAAATTAAAATACGGACAGGATCGCCTCCAGTATTTTGAGAACAGTCCGGATGAGTGGGTTTTGACTGAAGAACTAAAATATATAAAAATTGATTTACCAAAATTAAAATAATGGAAAAACCAGCACAATTAACGGACGAAATATTTGCAATAATAGGAACTGCTTCCGGGAAAGTTTCTGACTCTATAAGAGTTTTTCAAGAAGTTGAAAGTCTTTTGAAAAAAGAACTATCACGGGAATACATCAGAGGTTATCATGCCGCTTCACAAGAGTTGGAAGAAAAGAATAAGTTAAAACAACAAAGAGAAAATTAAAATGCAAAACGAAATGTTTCCACCAAATGCCGAGGAACTTGAAGAAATCATCAAAGGTTTAAAGGCAAGATTAGAAGACGACAGCTATCAGGAAGAATGGGTAAAAATCCACGATGAGCTGATGATTAGAGAAAAACAATTACAACATTTAATTATTCAAGATAACACATTATGACAACAATTGACATCGCACAACTTACACCGGAGCAAATGAAAGCTATTGCTGATCAGGTGGCACAGCAGGAAAAAGAGAGAAAAAACAAAAAAGCTGAGGACAAAAAGCTCATGAAAAATATGGAGAATGACGTGGTTCTCGGTCAGATAGATTTTTTCATTGATAAGCGTCAGGATCTTGAGGCACGAATTGAAAATCTTTTCAAAAACATTGAGCCGGTGATCGAACTGCGAGCTGAAGTTTTCGGAAACGACAAAAGAGCACAGGATAGTCACACGTTCACGCTTGATGATGGTTCTGCCTCTGTGAAAGTTGGATGGAATGTTCGTCCATCTTTCAATGGAACCGAAGCTGAAGGCATTGTAAAAATCAAAAGTTACATGGCTTCATTGGCCGGTGAAAGTGATAATGAAAAAATACTGATGGATTTTCTAAATATCGCTTTGAAAACGGATTCTCAAGGCAATTATGATCCTAAAAAAGTTCGTGAGCTTAATCAAATGAGAGATCGTGCCGACAGCGAGCTTTTTAATGAAGGTATGGATATCATCATGGAAGCAATGATTGATATCAGAACTTCACGGTACGCACGAGGCTACAAGATGGTAGATCACGGCGACGGAATTATCAAAAGAGTAAACTTTAATTTTTCAATAGACTAAAATGGAAATAGTTCTCATCATCGCCACAGCTGGATTTGTTGCGGGAGTTTTAGTTGGAGTATTAATTTCCGCAGCAGTTGAAAGTCTTACGGATGTCTCCGACATCAATGTCGGAGACATCGAGAAAAATAAGCAAAAAAGCTTATAAAGTATGATTATAATCATAAAAGCTTATAAAATTTCCTAAATGGTTTCTCGGTGGTTCGATTCCACCGATAGGAGCAAAAAAAATAGAATTATGTATTTAACGGATTTTCAACACGGGACACAGGCTAAAAATAACCTGGAAAAAGAAATCAAAACTTACCTCGAAACTTTAGACAGAATACTTATTGATGATGTTGATTTTACAAAGTTTCAACAGCTTATTTTGGAGAAAGTAAGGGAATTCAACAAAAAACACCCGAAGGCAAAACCAAAATCTCCGAACTACTGGAGTGGCACAGGTGAGGATGTTTTCCTAAGCGGAATTGAGTGTGTCGTGTTTAAATTTTTAAAAGTAAAAATAACATCACTGCACTTAAAAAAATAAGAAATTTCTAAAACAAACAACAAAGATATGAACCCAAAAGAAGAATTAAAACAGCTATTTGCCGACCGACCTCCCATGTCGGTGGCAATTGAGATCAATGGTTTTACTGGTTTTAGAACCACATTGATAGATGACCTTACACTGGATGAAGCCATGAAGCTTTTAAGTATTCATGTTCCAAAACAGAAGTCTGTAGAACAGGAAAACGATGAGCTTAAAAATGAGCTCCTGAGAAACGGCTGGATTTCAAAGATTTTAAAACTTGCTGAGGAAACCGGCATTAAAGAAAAAGGAGGCTTCCACAAATTCAATAACTGGATGTTTGCTTCATCAGTATTTAAAAAGCATTTAAATGCTCATTCAATTCTGGAACTTCAGAGAGTTCACCAACAGCTCCAAGCTGTGAAAACCAACAATGCCCGCAGCGCAACTAAAGTAATGACAAAAGCGTGGTGGGATAAAGCAGAAAAAAACGTAAAACTTAATTAATATGAAGATTATTGCCCACAAAGTAGGAAACAAGATTAACGGAGAATCCTTAATCACCTACGAAGACGAATTACAACTCGACGAATCAACTTTTGAATTACTGGAGAATTATTTTTTAGGTGCTTTTAAAACTGAAGAAACCTATCAATTTTACAGTGATACTTATTTGGTCAATAATCCTGTTTTTTCTGCCAGTAGAGAAATTTTTTCACGCCCCGACTCCATAAGACTTGAATCTCAAAAAATAGCAAAACATCTTTTTGAATCTGCTGAAAATCCGAGAGTGCAAGGTGGTGAACTGTTCATTGTTTACTTTGATGATGAAACCGTAGGAAATGAGAAAATAGGGATTTTTAAAACTGAGAAAAGAGAAAACTTCTTAAAAATGTTTCCCGGTAACGAAAATCTTGATATTGAGAAAGACCAAGGTGTAAGTTTAACTAAAATCGACAAAGCTGCTTTAATTTATAATTCATCTGAAGATGATGGTTACATTCTTTCAGTTGTAGACAACAATAAAAACGGCGACATGTATTACTGGTTTGAAGATTTTTTAAAAGTAAAACAGCGTGAAGATGATTATTACCATACGCAGGAATCAATGGCTGTCATCAAAGATTATTTTAAAAAACAGCTTCCGGTGGAATTTGAAGTTTCCAAAGCTGATCAGGCAGACCTCCTAAATAAAGCTGCAAGATACTTCCAAGAAAAAGAACAGTTCAACTTAGAAGATTTTGGAACTGAAGTTTTAGAACAGCCCGAAATCATCGAAAGTTTCACAGATTTTAAAACTGATTACGAACAGGAGATGCAAATCAATATTGCTGAAGAATTTCCAATCAGTCATTCAGCTGTAAAGAAGTCTCAAAAGCATTTTAAAAGCATTATTAAACTTGACAAAAATTTTCACATCTACATCCACGGTGATAGAAAACTTCTTGAGAGTGGAACTGATGAAAAGGGAAATTTCTACAAAATGTATTTTGAAAAGGAAGTTTAATGGCACTCAAAAAAAGAAAAACCCCGCTTCACGTTCTATTTGGTGAGCGTGAAGCATTAAAGAATCATTCTATTGTAAAACCTAAAGAAAAACAGAAAAATGATACTATCATTCAAAACAAAAATCAACGATAAAAAGACTCACTTTCCTGAAAAGATTCTCCTTTCTATAGAACAGAATAAACTTTCGGATGAGCCTTTAAATTTTGGAATAGCGTCAAAAGATTACAGCCCAAAAATCCACACCATCAGAAAAGACGATAAAAACAGATGGAAGGTAGGTGTAATGATTGATTTTTTTATCAATGCGAGAACGAAAGATATGTTTCGCTTTGCTCCGAAAATACAGGTTGTTTCTATTCAGGAATTTGAAATTAAATATTTTGGGTTGACCGTTCAGATATTAATTGATGAAGAGTGGTTTGGAGACGCTTTTTTTGACCAATTCAAAAATATAGAATGTCACAATTTGGACTTAGAAACTTTAGCTCAAAATGATGGCTTTGCATCGCTTGATGAGTTTTTTGAATATTTCAACGAAGATTTCAAAGGCAAAATTATTCACTGGACAAATTTTAAATACACATAATGGAAGAAACAGAAATACTAAACTTCCTCAACGAAGTTACCGGCTCGAAGTTCAGAGAAATTAAAAGTAATATTTCCAAAATATCAGCACTTTTAAAACAGAACTTCACCAAAGAGCAGATTATAGAAGTGATCCAACTGAAAGTTATTCAGTGGAAAAATAACCCGAAAATGGCGATGTATTTGAGACCATCAACACTTTTTTTAGAAAGGAATTTTGAAAATTACATCAACGAGATCGAAAGAATAAAGCAAAATCCTCAATTGTATGCAAAATACTTCGCAGAAATCAATAACGTTAAAACAGAGCAAAGTACTTCCGGAGCGTTCGATAAAATTGATGCAATGTTTGGTAAGCGAGGATAAATTTAAAATTATTCAAATGGAAAGGAGTCTGACAATTGCAAAATGCGTTTCGGCTCCTTTGCTTATCAATCAGAAAGCTGGAGAAAATGAGCTGATTAAATCAATTTTTTTAATTATCCGGAGATTTAATGATTTGGTGAATGTCAGCCGAAAACTAAATGAAGACCAGATGATTGCTTTGGCAGCAGACTTTTACGAACGGTTTTCAGGGGAAAGTCTTGAAGATGTAATGTTATTTTTTAAGATGGCAAGAAACGGCGATTTTGGCGACATCTACCGCCTTGATTCAATCGTCATTCTCGCATGGGTTCCTCAATATCTTGAAAAGAAAATTGAAGCTTTTCACGACAGCCGGATCAGCGAGGAAAATGCGAGAATAAGAGCGGAAAATGATGCAGTACAAAATCACGAGTATTCCGAGAAATCGGTTGAAATGCTGGAGGAACTTTCCCGAAGGTTGAAAACAGCAACCGTCAGCCGAAATACAGGCGTTTTGAGAAAAGATAATCCTTTATTTGATTACAGTGAATATCTGAAAACACTTCCGGAAACGATCCAAAAGAAAGACGATGAGTTTTTGGAAACGATGATTGGCAATACTTCAAAATATTCTCATCCGGAAGTCTACAAAATTTTGATGACCGAAAAAGAAATAAGGGATAAAAGTAAACCAATAAAAAAAACAAAAAAATGATAAAGATAAACGGTTATTGGTACAATGATACAGAGATAAAGGAAGCATTAGAGAAAAAAGGCTACACCATTGTAACTTTAGAAATAAGTTCTGAAGCCCGTGATTTTCCTCTTTACGAAACCTACGCCTTACAAAACGGCGAATCGCCAACGGTTCTCAACCGAATGAAAAGCGTTGCTTTGAAAGAATTTGAGAAAAAACCTGAATTAATTTAGCTAACTACGGATTTCCGTAGTTTTTTTTGAAACAAACATTTTAAATTTACAACAATGAAAGAATGCAGAATCAATTTTCAAAACGATATCATTGAAAATATATTGGATGCTTTAAAAACATGTGGTGCCGGTATCGGTATCGCCGAAAAATACAACTACGAAGTTGAGAGTGGCACTTATTCTTCTACTCTCGTTTTTACACCGAAGGAAGGCCAAAAATTGAACGCAATAGATTTTTTTATGTTTGGCTATTTTATTGGTAGAGATTATTAATTAAATTTGATAAAAATAAATTAATGTCGATACAGGATTTTTATTGGGAAGATGTGAAGCTTTTAGTTTCCGGAGAATCGGTGCCATTTGTGCCTGTCGAATATAATAGTAGCAAAAACGCATTCGAAATACTTATTGAGATTAAAATAGATGATTTGTTAAAGAATAGGAAGGAAAAAGGTTATTGTATAAATTTAGATAATGAAACGGGTAAATCAATTATAATTGATGGAATCGAATTTAAAATAGGTAATCGTATATTTTTTGATAAAAATGAGTACTTGGTCTACGCTGTTTTAGATAACACTATAATTTTAGAATTAATTGCAATAACAAAATGAAACCACTTTTATTTTTACTTTTTTCTGTTTTCGCATTTGGGCAGAATGTTGAGCTATTGAAAAAGGTCAATGGCATTAGTGAAACTGAAGCCGAAAAACTGAATGCAGTAATGCTGCCTGATTTTAAATTGATAGATTCATATCGTCAAGGTTTAACAACTCATTATACTTACTTGCCAAAAAATGCTGAAGATAATGAAGTCAAAAATTGTAAACTTGGAAATCCTTGTGACAGAAAAATAATGATCAATTATAATAATAAAAATTCTGTCTTTAATTTTGAAAGTGCAACTGGTGAAGCTGAACCATTGAAACAATTTTGGGTAACTTATGTACAAGCGGAAGGGGGTGAAAAAAAAGTCTACACTTACAAAAATAGGGAAGATAAAATTTGGTTAAACTTCTTTAATGTTGGCAGGCGCTGGATGATCAAAAACATGTCTCAAAACCCGCAACCTTGGTAATATAATAAAACCCGCAATTAAGCGGGTTTTTTAATACCATATAACGCCGGCTTGACTTGTATGATACTGTGATGTATTTTTGTTCTCAGATGGCGTACAATCGACGAAATTATGTTAAACGGGCAAAATATATTATATCGGTGTACAACCAATATAAGCACGTCGATGTTCCTGATACCCGAATCCTCTCAAACTACTTTCCTCAACACAATATTTTTATTTCTTACCGCCAGTGGATGAACATTAAAGGAATGGTGATTCCGAAGGTTGAGAATGAAGAGCAGTTAACGCTTTTTAATTAGTGTTTAAATTCCCTTTAAAGGTAAATTCAATTTCTTTAAATTCTTCGTCAATCGGGCTGTAATCTTCATACTGAGTGGTATAGTTCAGATTTCTCACACGCAGACCGATATCGTTATTATTCTGACTTCTGATATTGGTTCGCACCAACGCCTGAAAATAATCAGCTTCCCAATTTTGTAAGGCCTTATGCACTTTTTGCTCAATTGCCAAATACTCCAGTGCCTTTTCTTTTACAGGCTGTGGTGCTTTCTGCCATGACTGACTGAAAGGTGCAAAAATTAACTGTATCGAAATCTGCACAGCACCCACCTGAGCACCGCCCGAAATATTGGTGTAATCTGTACTTGGAAAATCAATTAAAATAGCAGGGTAAACCAGTGGCGGTCTTTCATCTTCACTATCCTGACCTAACTGACCTAAATCCTGATCAATGTATTTTATTTCCGGGACTTTCTCGGTGATGCGATTCTGAAAGTCCAATAAAAAGTTTGCAAAAAAATTATCCATTATTTTATGATTTCCTGAATGTCCTTATTAATCATTTTTAAAAGTGAGTTCTCCAAAGTTTTAGAAGGTCTTTTCGCCGTTGGAATAAATTGCCTTCTTGGAATATTCACTTTTCTTGTGTGAGCTCGTACGCTTCCTTCACCGCTTTTGAATTTCACGGTTTTTTGCCGTTCCTTTCCTGTTTTGGTAAATTTCCCAGTACCAACCTTTCCTTTGGAATATCGGTTTCTTTGATGTGCTTTTACAGACATTTTACCTTTGAAACCTTCATTGTGTACCTGAGCATACGGCATATCATTTCTAAGCGTTACTTCACCAACGCCGATAATTACTCGTGTTGCTGCTCTTAGTCTTCCGCTTTCAATTAATATTCTGCCTTTTTTCTTTTTGGTTGGTTTCCATTTTTTGAAATATGTGCCTTGAAATCCTTGAGCACGAAAATTTCCATTGACGTACCGAATCATCATGTTAGCCTTTTTTTTCGGCAGCTGTTGTTCAATATAATTTTTAACCCTGTAGGCTTTACCTCTGATTACTGATTCTGATTCTTGTGGTGTCATTCTCTGTGCATTAAAACGCCTTTGCGATATTGATTTATTGTTGATTCACGGGTGATACTAATCACTCTTACTTTTTCAACCTCATTATCTTTTCCCACAGTTACAATAACGGTTTTATCCTCGTAATATTTTACATGGCTGGTAGTTCCTTTATCAGGATTCATCCAACTTTCATGAGGTGATTTCAAAGCTTCATCCCTTGCCAATTCACGGGTTTGGAAAGCTTCCAGTTCACGGGTTTTTATTTTTGATATTTTATCCATTCCATACTGTGACCAGTTAAGTTGCTTTTCCTTGCCATTAGCATTTTGAAAATAAGGATGTTTATCGTTAAAAATGATTTTCGATACAGCACTGTTATTTTCGAAAACAGTTCCTTTCACATCTTCTTTTACAATATTATAAGCTTCAGTATTATTGAGCTTTTTTGGTGTATTTGGATTGCCCGGAATAATTCTGCAACGGCAACCCCAATCCAATGGCGGACAAATACGCTTCCAGATCGGGTCTGATTTTGGAGCGGTGAACTTATCCAGAAGGGCGTGTTTCGGTCTTACATGGTTATCTCCGGCAGTTGAAAACTCAATGAGTTCAGAGTTCATTTCTTCCCACGCCTGAGCCATCAAAGCAGACGAATGAGCCATATCATACTCTACCTTCAAATGTCGTTCATTGAACATTTCTCCAGCATCGGCTACCCATTTCCTAAAGGTTTGAAAACTTTTAATATTGCCCTTTTCGTCCACCATCCCGTCACGATAATACTGCATTTGGGCAAAGCTTTTGGCAGCCGAAAAATGATAGATATTTCGTTTTAAATAAGGCTCCAAACTCGAAGGCGTTCCAAGTTCTGTTTTTACCGCAATCGCTTCATTTAAACGGGCGGCGGTTTCCAAATGTAAAGCTGCATTGATCGGCGTAATTCTGCCGGTGAGCAAATCTCTTGTTATTTGCTCGTAAATCGGATCAAGTGGAGGATCGCCCAAATCATAAAAATCTGATAGGTCTTGATGGGTTCCACCACATATTTCGCATTGTTGACTGTAAAGATTATTCAACTGCCCGATCAATGTCGGGCTTGGTCGAAAAAATCAGCAAGCCTTAAAAAGAATTTATCCAAAAATTTAGGTTGAGAAAAATCGGAGAGATCTTCTTTTTCGGGATCTTCTTTTTTATCCGGTTTTTCTGATGGTTTTGGTTGCATTGCCAAAGATGATTTTTCATCCATCTTCTTTTTTAATTCATCGTAATTGTCAGGCTTCGGAATTCTGTAGGTATCATACCAGTAATCATCACCGATGGGTACTTTTGTAGAAACCTGCATGTCAATCTCAATTTTCAGTTTTAGTTTTGCTAAATTGATATCAAGATCATATTCAAATTCACCATTAACATCAAAACCATAAGATTTTAAAATCGTCAGAAATTTTTCTGAGTTCAAATAATTTTCAACAAAAATTAAATCTGATGCTGTGATTTCATCCTGCTGTTCGCCATGCTCTTTGGACTGAGCGTAGCCGGAAGATGATGAGCTGGAAGTGGTTTCGGTATTCCCTAAAATAGCGATTGCCATTTCAGAATTACAAGCATCTTTAAATGTTGACTGTAATTGACCATCGCCGTTACTTTGTTTCCCGTCCAACATTTGGAAAGTTGCCTGTTTCGGAATCATCATTGCTAATGAGTTTCCGGACTCATTCAAAACTTTTCGAAGTTCCTCTTTAGTCTTGGTATCGTAGGCATCATATTCCATAATGCGGACTGGCTGTCCGAAAATCTCGACGTATTGAGCCCAATCACCAAAATTGCCACGCTTATAAATTGCATACAGCGAACACGCTAAAAGCAATCCTAAATCAGTTTTTTCGCCAATGATCCACGCAAAAGGTAGATCATCAATTTTATAACCGTTATCTTCAGAAACTCCGTACTGGCTTTTAGTTATTAAACCTTTTTCCGGCTTAATGTGTTTTCGTGGAATTTCTTCCCACTCAAATTTTTGCCCGATTTTAAATTCAACACCGGAGATTCCCCAAATGATAGATTCCAAAATCTTTTTGATTAAACCACGACCGGCTTTTGAACGCATCAATTTTGTAATCTCCACATTCTCCTTTCCGGACTTGTCAATAAATTTCAGTTTTTTATTTAAAACTGTATTTATTCTTTTGTCGATAATTCCGCGCAAAAAACCATCCATTGACCAAACATCATGGTATAAATCATATAACAAGGTACGGTTTGGGAAATGTACCTGTTCACCACTGATAACAGCATTTTTTAAAGACTGTACGTCCTTTCGCTGTCTGTCAGGTGATACAACTGTTAAGTCGTGAATCAGATAAGTTGGAGCAGCCGTTTCCGGAGCTTTTGGTTTCATTCTCTTTTTCATGGTTAAAATCGGTTGGTTCTTTTTGTAGTTGAAGTCCAGTAAAAGTCTTGGTTCTGTTGGCTTTCATCTTCCGGAGTTTCGGGATCATCTTTTTTATACGGCCAATCCGGATTAATATCTCCGTTTCTGATTTCATACAGCCAGCCAGGTTCCTCTTTAGTTCCGATCATCATCATGTAATCATCTTTAAAAGGTGATGACTGAACACTCGGATTCGCTTTCCTGATAAGGAAATAGGAGGCTAATATTTTAATGCACTTTTTTAAACTTTCGTCCGTTACAGTTGGTTGACTTTCGGAAGTTCCAAAAAGAGCTTTTAAATCATATTTAAACAAGAATCCTTTAGCGAAATCTTCAGCAGCTTTAATATGAGATTTTACTTCATCTTCAGATGCTCTTGTGATTTCTTCAATTACTTCTTCGTATAATTCAGTCTGTAATTCTTCAATTGAAATTATCATAATTTATAATCGGTGTTTACTTGGTTCACGTTGTTGAGATTCAATTCCACCAGTTGAAGCATCTACAATAATCCTTTCGTTAATAATCGTTACGCCACCTTCAACCATATCCGGTCCATCTAATTTTTTAGCTTTTGAGTTGGCATTTTTAAATTGTTTTTTTAAACGGATCATGTGAGGATTATCTTTTTCATTTTCATTAAAAGTCAGTGTTTCAAGCCTGATCATAGGTTCTAATGTACCCGATATTCTACTCCATTTATGGGGCTTTACTCTATCATCTGGAGTAATTGGTAGATTTATTTTTTCTATGTCTTTTTTTCTGAAAACCTCAGGTAAAATCACAAGTTCATAATGTGGATTTTGTAAAGTGTTGTTTTCGATATAGACAACAATTGGATCAACACCTGCTTTTTTGCAAATCTTGTAGGCTTCATAGAGATAATCGACGAACTTTGCATTAGTCATTTTGTCGAGCCATGCTTTATAAATTTGAAAGTCAAGTCCTTTGTTAGCAATAATCCCTACAGCTTTATCTGATGAAGATTTGGCTTCACTATCACTTGGTGAAGGATCAGCATAAATAATTACATGATTACAATATCTTAAAAGAAATGCCGGTGTGTCGACAATATTTGTAAAGACCTTACTTCCATCCATTGGATTATTGAAGTATTCCTTTTCACCGGATTCGTAATCAATTATTTTTAAAACTCTGTTAATTGCTTCCTGCGAATTTTTTTGAGGCCATGTTGAATTTCCGTCTTCATCACGGATATTTACGACTTCCCAGGAATCAGCTTTTGCACCCATTTCTGTAATGCAACAATAATCAGAAATGATATTTCCGCACGCTATCAATAAAAGTCCTCTTGAAATTGAGCGTGTGGGTATCAATGCCTGATCAATCCATCGTACTCGCTTATCAATAATTTCAGAGTTTAAGCAATCAGCATCTGTATCAATATCATCAATAATAATAACGTCGGGTCTTATCTCATTATTACGAGTTCCTCTTGGTGATTGTCCTGCTCCCAATGCACGAAACGCTGCACCTTTGCGTGTGGTGAATTCGCCTGCCTCCCATGATCCGACTCTTTTTTGATTTCCGTAGTCATTTATAATCCTGTTATTCCTTTCAAGAATAACCATATACGGCATTAATAATCTTTCAGCATTATCATAAGAATTTGAAACAAAAAGAGTATTTTTCTTTTTTCCTGTTAAAACAAGTTTCAGAACCTCCATCATCGTTCTACCTGATTTTGAAAGCTCACGAGCCCATGAACGAACGATATAATATTCGTCGTTTTTCATGACCTTTTTTGTAGATTTTAAATGAAAATCAGCAGGTTCAGAGGTGTAGAAATTTGGAAAATAATATTTAAACCATTTCTCATCATTTGCCTCTAAATCTTTTATCCTATTTAGTTTTTCGACAGATGTTTCTGTAAGATCAATCGGTGTGGCATTATCTATATTGTCTCCAAATTCTTTCCATTCGGCTAACCATTCCTTGTCAGTCTTTTTTTTATTAGCCATTCTTCACACGATTATTAATGTATTCATCGAAATAGTTTTTAAAAAGCTTTGCATCAGGAAGGCTGATTTGCTGAATGAAAGTGATCATCTTTTTAGCAGTAACTACAATTTCACCAAGACCTATTTCAACCTCTAACTTATTAATGTTCGATGTTGTTTTAGTAAGGATATCAGCTTCAGCAGATGTAGGAATATTTTTTAAAGGTCTCTGAATAGGCTTTCCATCAACTTTGATTTCAGGACGGTTGGCGATATCCATGTTGAGAGCCTCCAACTGATTGTAAAAGTGAATCAATTGGTTTTCCCTGGTGTTCATCAAACTTTTACGAAGTTCGTCCCAATTGTCATCCTTACACCATTTACCAACGGTCTTTTCCGTGACTTTTACACGCTCTGCGACTTCCTTTAATGTGATTTTCTCATTCACATATAAAAGGCGTGCGTGTTCTCGTTGCTCTGTCTTACTTACTGCCATAGATACTATTTCTCGGTACAAAATTGAAGTTTAAAGGATTGTTTTTGAAATAGTTGTGCAATCCTTGCGCACTTAATTTCAAAGGCTCGCGGGTTTTCGGAAGTTTGTCATCTCAATCGCAGGGAACTGCAAAACAGTTAAAAATTTTAGAATGAAAAAATCTGTAGGAATCGGAATTTTAGCAGCAATGTCAATAGCTGGAGGTCTTGCCGGAACAGGCGCACATTCAGTTGCGGAATCAGCTCAAAGAGCTGAAGCACAAAAATTAGTAAAGGAAAAAACGCCTAATGAGCTTCCAAGCTCTGAGAAGAGAAATGTTTCTCCCGAAGAAATTCAGAAAATTGCTTCCACAAAACGTGCTAAAACTAAGGCTCCTTTATTCGCTTCATTCGATCCTGGTATTCCTCCAAAATTCTACGGAATGAACTTCGTAAAACGTGGAACTCATAAAAGAACGAACGTTTAATGAGTACACCGACATTTAAGAAAATCGACAAAGAATTCTGCATCACAGACGATTCTGTCAATGTTTATAAATACCGTTGTCTCACTGCCGGACTTTTACTTGATGAAGTGAAAAAGAACCCGATTGGCTATCACATGCACAACCGTGAGAAAGGTGTTGTAGTTCGTTGGGAAGATTTCAGGATTGATGGCGACAAAGTTTTCGCTACACCTGTAGTTAATCTTTCTCATCCGGAAGGCCAGTCGATCGCTGATCAGATTGAATCCGGTTTCTTAAATGCAGCATCTGTTGGTAAGATTAAAGTTTTGGAAGCTTCAGAAGCTAAAAGTTTGATGTTACCAGGACAGGAAAGACCAACAGTCACTAAGTGGTTTCCTCGTGAAATCTCACTGGTTGATATTCCCGGAAACTTTAACGCTTTAGCAAATCTCTTTGATAAGGACGATAACGAGCTAAATCTTTCTGATCTCTCAAATTATACAATCGAACATACTATGAGTAATACTCTTGATGCTGCCAAAATTCTTGCAGCCTTAAACTTAAAAGACGGTGACGAAACAGAAGTTGTTACCGCAATTAATAACCTTGTTGAAAAAGCAGATAAAGCAGATGGTTTGGAAAAAGACCTAGAAGCCCTGAAGGCTGAATCTGTCACCAAACAGGTTGAAGACCTTATTGACAAAGGCACAACTGATAAGAAACTAACTGTCGAATTAGCTACTCAGTTGAAAAAATCTTTTGCCGAAAATCCTGATGGATTGAAAGACTTGATTGACAAAATGCCTGCTCAGGTTTCAGTAACAGACGAACTGAAAAACAAAGATGGCCAGGAGAAATACAATGGTAAAACTTGGGATGATTTGTATAAATCAAACGATTTACCAACCATCGAAAAACAGTTTCCAGACCTTTATGAAAAACTGAGAAACGAAAAATTTCCTAATCTAAAATCTAATTAAAATATGGCACAAAATCCAAAGGTTCCACAAGAACTATGGGCTTCCTACGTAGTAGAAAAGCTTTGGAAAGAAAATCCACACCTGGCACTTTGCTATGATGAATCTGCATTTGTAAAAGGTGGTTCAGTGGTTTACATTCCGCAAGCTGGAGCAAAACCGGCAACTCAGAAAAACAGAAATGTTTATCCGGCTACAGCTACCAAGAGAGCTGACACAGCATTGGTTTATGCACTTGATGTATGGACAACAGACCCATCTCACTTACCATTAGCAGAACAGTTGGAACTTTCTTATGAAAAGACTGATTCTGTTCTGGGTGATCATGTCAATACGTTAATCGAAGCGGTTGGTGATGAATTAATCTACAATTGGGTGAGAGCCTTTAAACCTGCCGTAAACGGTGGTGTTACAGCTGATAATTTACCAGCAAATAAAAAGATTCCTACCAGTGGTGCTGCAACAGCAGTTAACGGTGAAGACGGGCAGACAGGAACCCGTAAGGCTTTGCATTATAAAGATATTCAGAAAGCGCAAGCAATGATGAATAAAGATAATGTTGCAAAGACTGAGAGATACGCAATGTTAGAATCTTACATGTATCAACAGTTTTTAGATTCTTTATCTGACAATCAGATGGCTGCTTTCGCAGGTTCCGCTGATTTGGAAAAAGGAATCGTGGGAACTTTTGCAGGGTTCAAAATTCTTGACAGAAGTTCTGTGTTGGCATTTACTACAGCCGGAGTTGCTGTGATGCCAGGTGAAGCCTTATCCGCAACTGATAATTTAGGTTGCCTTTTCTGGCAGAAAAATTCAGTAACGAAAGCAATGGGAGACACTGAAATGTTTGACGACAAAGGTAATCCATTGTATTACGGTGATATTTTCTCAACCCTTTTAAAGATGGGTGGAAGATGTAGACGTGAAGACTGGAAAGGTGTTTTAGCCGTGGTTCAAGCTTCATAAAAATAAAAATTAAACAGATATCCAACAATCGCCTGTTTTAAGGCAGGCGATTGTTTTTTAAAAACAATTCAATGCAGCTAACCCAAAACTTTTCATTAGAAGAATTTGCCTGTAAAGACGGAACACCAGTTCCTGCAAGTCTTTATCCTAACATCAAAAAATTAGCGCAAAATCTACAGGTTTTACGAGATCACGTAGGTAAACCAGTTGTTTTAAACAGTGGCTACAGAACGCCATCGTACAACAAAAAAATTGGTGGTGCTAAAGATTCACAGCATCCCAAAGCAAACGCAGGCGACATCAAAATTGCCGGAATGACACCTAAACAGGTTCACTCAACTATTTTACAATTAATCAAGGAAGGCAAGATGCATAATGGTGGTCTTGGCTTGTATTCAACATTTGTGCATTACGATGTACGTCCAGTTCCTGCAAGATGGAACGGTTAAAAACCAACTTAAACATGAAACGTATTTTTTTCTTCATATCATTATTTTTTGTGTTAATCATTGGAACGATGGTTTCCTGCGCAACCAGGAAACCTATCGAACCGGTGGTAATTACCAACACAAAGGAAATCACTCACACGGTTAGAGATACCGTTTATCAAATTGAAGCCGACCAGTCTTTGTATCAGGCATACATCGAATGTGTGAATGGTAAACCAGTAATCAAAGAAACACCGGAAACAAAATCCAATTCCAAAGCCGGCAAATCGTTAGATCAACCAAAAGCTACCATTAACGGTAATCTTTTAAACATAGAATGCAATAAAAAAGCGGAAGAGCTCTTCAAGCAATGGAAGGAAACCTACATTAAAGAACACGAGCAAAAACCTATCTACGTGCCTCAGCCAGTCTACAAGGATAAACCTTTGACTTTATGGCAAAAATCACAAATATGGCTCGGAAGAATCTTTTTAGGATTCATTTCACTTGGAGCTCTCGCTTTTATTCTACGCTGGAAAAAGATTATTTAAAAGTCTTTTAAAAACCGTTTAAACTCATTTAAAAACTCATTTAAAAATTCTTAAAATGAATAAATACACAGAAAAAGCACAGGACTATTTTGAAAGACATCCTTCAAGTAACGAATGTCATATCACTTCCGACGGTCGTGTTTTCCACACAAAAGGTTCTGCATTAGGCTTTGCCGGAACTCTTGACAGTCAGGACATCGAATCTTACACGAGAAAAGGACTCGAAAAAGAAACAACTGAAGTTACAGCAAAAGAAGTTTTGGAAGGTAATCGTCCTGAGAAAATTAAAGAACTGGAAGCTCTGGAACTGGTAACTGCTAATTACAACGAAATGAAAGCTCTTGCAAAATATTTCGAGGTAAAAACCGACAATCAGAAAGCAGAAACATTTATTGCTGCATTAACAGAATTCAAAAAAACTCTTAACCAAGACTAATGGCACAAGGAACTGGAACGCCGTCCGTAACGGCTAATGTTACAAACGGCAACTTGCAACGTCAGGTTCAAATTACCGACGGCGTTGCAGGAATTGTAGGCACTGCAAAAGTTGCCGAAAATATCGGCAAAGTAGTTACGGTTTACTCACTGACTGATGCCAAAACTAAAGGTTACACAGAAGTTGCAGAACCACATCTGCACCGTCATATTCTTGAATTTTACAATGAAGTTGGCGGAAGTATGGAACTTTGGATTTTAGGTGTAGAAGACACTATGACGATGGAAAGTGCCTGCACTTCAACCAATGTCAATGGAGTTAAAAAACTTCTTACCGTTTCAAAAGGCCGTGTAAATCTTGTGGGAGTTTCCCGAAATCCTGCTGTAGCATACAATGCCGGTGCTGGATTTTTAGATCAGGATGTTGCAAAAGCTCTAATCACTTCAAAAATTGCAGCTGAATACCAGCAATCAATTAACCGTCCTCTAAGATTTATTATTGAAGGAAGGGTGAACGATGAAGATGTAACGCCAATTTTTCAACCGGTGACTGCTGAAAATACTTTCTCAGGTGTTGCCCTGGGCGGAACTTTGAACGACGGTTCTGCATCCATTGGAATTGCTTTAGGTCGTGCAGTTAAATATCCGGCTCATGTGAAAATAGGTGATGGTCTTAATGGAGTTTTAAGCGTAACATCTGCATTCATTGGTTCAAAGCAAGTGGATGAATTTGATCCTGTAGAATTAAACAATTTTACAAATGCTGGTTACATTCATTATCACATTCGTGAAGGCGTATCCGGGTATTATTTTTCAGTTGATAAGATGGCTGGAAATGATGATTTCAATATTCTTGTGAGGGGTCGTTTAATCGACAAAGCGCAAAGAATTGCGACATCAACCTCCACTCCTTTTCTTGAGAGTTCAGTCAGAATTACCAAAGAAGGAAATATTAATGATGCTGATGCTGTCTATCTTGAAACCACTATTAAATCGCAGTTGCTTTCATTAATGGCTGGACAGATCAGTGATGCAGATGTGATCATTCCGATTGATCAGGATTTAATTAATACCAGCACGTTAGAAATGCAGGTAAAAATTCAGCCACTCGGATATTTAACCTGGATCATCGTAAACCTTGGACTTTCAAAAACTATTTAAAAGATGAATGTAAATATCACAACTTCTGAATGTGCATGGTCGCATTTTGAAGTAAAAATACTTAACCGTGTAATCAAAGGTCTGCGAGGTTTTGAATCTAAAAAATCAAAGGAAGCTGAGCATTTATATGGCGCTGGTGATGAACCGCTGGATATTACAACCGGAAATAAAAAATACGAAGGTAATATCAAGGTTTTAGGCTTCGAAGCGGATGCCATGAACAAAGCCGCACAGGATGCTGGATTCGATGACATTACGGAAGTTCCACACGAATTGATCATCATCTCAATTTCTTACAAAAGAAGAATTACGGATAAAATCAAAACCATTATTTCAACAGGTGTACAGTTCACAGAAGATGGTTTTTCAATGGAGCAGAACGCAAAAATGCGTGAAATCACATTGCCGTACATCGCAATGTCAAGACAAATGATTCATTAATCAACAATTATAACAACAATGAAACAATCAATCGAAACTACAACACAAGACGAAAAACTGCAATCAGCTTTTGCAAAAAGAAAAACCGCTGAAGCGGACAAAGAATCAAAATCAAAAAAATCAGAAGTGAAAAATCTCACTCCTTTTAACGAAAGATTTGGCGAAAAACAGTTGGCAGACTGGAAGCTTTCTTATGGAAACCGTGATATGATCTACTTAAAAGTAGAAGATAAACTGGCAGTTCTGAGACCTCCTACTGCTGAAGATTTGGGCGATTATGTAACCGCAATTGGTCTGAATGGAATGTCAAAGGCTGTGGCCTCAGTGATGGAAACTTTATGGATTGACGGTGATATCGAACTGATTGATGATGAAGATTTATTCATCGCCTGTTTCCTTCAGATGAACAATATTTTAGAGTCAAAGAAGGGAGAGTTTTTTCGCGCTTAATGAGCGTGGCAAAAAGGATTTTGATAAAAAAGAATCTGGAATTGAATTTCTAATTGTCTTCGGAGCGATGAAATTTGGCTCACAAGCCCTTGAAGAATGGGGCGAAGAAAAATTCTTCTACCGTACTGGCATCGCCTTAAAAATTTGGGAAAAAGAAGCCGAAAACAGAATGTAACCCGTGAGTAATATTGTTGAGTTTGTTGTTAGAATGAAAGACCTGATGAGTGGCGGCCTAAATCGTTTAGGCTCCACCACCAGGTCAACATTCAACACGATGGCACAACATACCGACAGAGTTACGGGTCGTAACCGTGTTTTAGGACAAAGTTTCGATGCAATCCAAAGAAATATCCGGAATGTTGAAGCAACCATAAGAAGCTCCACTATTCCCAGCCAAATATCGGCAGCACGCCGGGAACTTGAAAGACTTCAAAGACAGGCATCACAACACAGGGGTAACCTGAGCGGTGGCGGTTCTGCCGGAGGTTCATCAGGTGGCGGAATGGGAATCGGAAGTTTAGCAGTTGGCAACATGCTTGGAGGTTTCGCAATGAATGCTGCAACAGCATTTTTAGGAGCCGTAAAAGATGGGATTGGTGCTGCCATTTCCGGAAGTATGCAGAAAGAAAAAGACTTAGTTGGTCTGTCAACTTTCATCGGTGAAAAAGGAGCCGCTGATGCTTACAAAAATATTCGTAAGGATGCGGAAATAACGCCGTTCGATACGGCTTCATTATTAAAGGTGAACCGTGCTTTGATCTCTTCAGGTCTCAACGCAAAAGATGCAAGACAGGATGCAATGAATCTTGCCAATGCTATTTCTGCAACAGGAGGCGGAAATGATGAGCTTCAAAGAATGGCCATCAACATGCAACAGATCAAATCGCTCGGAAAAGCTTCAGCGATGGATATTAAACAGTTCGGATATGCCGGCATTAATATTTATGCCTTGTTAGCCAAAGCCAGCGGAAAGAATATTGATCAGGTCAAAAACATGGATGTTTCCTACGATCTACTTGCAAAAGCTTTGGCAATGGCACGAGGTGAAGGCGGATTGTACGAAGGAGCTTTGGAAAAAATGGGTAAAACCAAATCAGGAAAATGGGAACAAGTGAAAGACAGAGCAGCAAATGCGCTGGTTGATATCGGCGACGCATTTTCGCCAGTAATCGTGAGAATTCTTGATGTAGCAATAAAAATGTCCAGCTATGTCGCACCATTATTAGCTGCTGCATCTCCATACATTGACATGATTTCGGCCGGTTTGGGAACTGCGATTGAATTAGTAATGAGTATGGGAAGTGGTATAGGTTCCTGGGGTGATTATCTAACCATTGCCACTGATTGGGTTTCCATTGTGTGGAATTTTTTAAAAAGCATTTCAGTTTCTGTTTGGAAAATAGTAAGCGGAATTGTAGAGTGGATTGGCAAAAGTGAAATCATTAAAGATTTACTCCGATTAATTGGATGGATTTTCGAGAACGTGATTTTTAAAGTAGTAGGCTGGATTGGAGATGCATTAGTTTGGATTTGGGAATCAGTTTTAAAACCTATCCTTGAAGGTCTTGAAACCGCGTATAAGTGGGTAAAAGAAATGCTTGGAGCAAGTGATAATACACTCACTATTGAGGTTAAAAAAACTACAGGAAAGCCAAAACCAGAAACGCCTGAAACGCCAACCGAACCTACCAACTTTGCAGACTTAACCCGATTTAAAGATACAACGGCTCTTGGAGCTGGTAGTGAAGAAAAAGAAAAAAACAAGAAAAAGTCAAAAGAAGCCGGTGACACGATTTCCGGTGGAGGCCAAAAAAATATCACTATTAATTTAGGAAAGTTCTTCGATAATATTCAGTTTACCACAATGAACATGAAAGAAAGCGAACAGGATATTGAAAGAATATTAATGGAATGTATGGGAAGAATCCTGTATAATGGAGCAAAAAACGGATAAATGACACCAACTACAGCAAACGTAATTAATCTTGTGGACCTTTATAAAGAATATTTCGGAAGAGGTTCTTACGTCGTAAATAAAAACGGTGAGACTTCTCCAGCTGAAGAAATTATTTATTCAGGAATTGCGAGAAATGAAAGGCCAAGGGGAACAATTCATTTTAGTAACCGAACAGGACAACCATTTAATAAAATTGGAAAATATGGTCAGGATATTTGGTTTCCTATCGAGCTAAAAGGTACTAAACTGGTTGGAGATTCATTGGAACCTATTTCTATTCCAATTGACATTTGTACTGTTTCTGTCAATTTAGTAAGCACAATTATCCGAACACCTGTTACAGAAAGAATAGGTACGGTAAAAGAAATTATCAGCCACGATGATTACAAATTTACAATTAGGGGTTTTCTCACAAGTAAGGATAGAACCGTCCCGGAAGATCAAATTTTGAATCTGAAAGATTTACGTAACAGCACTCAAGAGAAAACTCTTCATGGCGGTTACCCAGAGCTGTTTTTAGATGAAACGTGTAGAATAGTAATTTCTGATGTTGAATTCCCTGAAGTACAGGGAAAAAATCACTGGATAAGACCTTTTACTTTGACTTGTGAAAGTGATTTCATAACAGATTTAGAATTTATTTGATGGCATTTTACTTAACATCTCAAATTAAAATTGGGGATTATGAAAATATTAAACCTAATAAGGTTAGTTGGAAAACCGATGTCAACTCATTCGTCGACAGTTGTATCATAACTCTTCCAAGGAAAACACATCTGGTTAATGAATTTCCTGATCAAACAGAAGATTTAGGAGGAAAGAAGATTTATCAATTTAAGGAAGGCGATAAAGTAAGCGTTTTGTTAGGTTATAATAAAAGGTTTCACAAACGGTTTGAAGGATTTGTACGTAACGTTAAAATGGGAATTCCTGTTGAACTGGAATGTGAAGGTTATGGATATCAGCTTTACGATATCATTTTCAATAAAACCTATTCAACAGTGACCGTAAAACAGCTATTAACGGATTTAACAGCAGGCACCGAGATTATTCTTTCACCCGAAATGGCTGACATTCCGTTGAAAAATGTTCGTTTTAAAAATGCAACCGGGATACAGGTTTTAGAATATTTAAAAAAAGAATGTCAGCTCGCAGTTTATTTCAATTTTAATGAACTGTTTGTGGGAACTCTTTTCGGCAAAGTTCAAAAACATGTTAAAGTAAAAATTGGCTGGAATACAGTTAAAGATGATGATTTCCAAAAAAGAAAAGTGGACAAAAATGTAAAAATTGTTGTTCGTGAAAAAGATAAACGTGGTGAGGTCACAAAAACAAAAAACAACCTTAAAAAAACAGATGAAGAAAAGAAACGTGACAGAATAGCACGTGAAAAAAAACGTCAGCAAAATGCACAAAACAGAATTGTACGGAAGTATGATGATCAGAAAGAAGTAAAAATAAAAGCAGGCATTCCTGCAAAGTTGGTTCAAGAAATCGTAAACCGACTCCAGTTAAAAGAAAATTATGCTGGTTACGAAGGAAGCTTACAGCTTTTCTTAGAGCCACATGTAGATAAAGGGATGGTTCTCGAAGTAAATGGTGGCATGTATCACGAAAAGACTGGAGATTACTTTATTGAAAGTATTTCTGGTGAATATGGAATGAGTGGAGGTCGTCAGACTGTTAATTTAGGATTTTTATGGAATGGTAACACCGGAACGAATTAGGAAAGGATTAGAAGACTTTTCACGAAGAATGGCTCCACCTGTTAGTAATGTAGCAAAGGTAAAGTCAGTAAATGAATCAGAAGGCACCTGTGTATTAATTGATGAAGATGATCAGGAGTTTTTGGAAGTCCGTATAAAACCGGTGTTATCCGATAACAAAAGTTTTCTTCAGATTCCAAAGGTCGGAACCTTTGTTTTGGCTGTGCGAATCGAAGACGACGATGACTGGATGGTCATAGCATGTGATGAAGTGGAGAAATTCCTTTGGATTGTAGGCGATACAAAACTGGAGCTGACAGATAAAATCTGTATGGAAGCTGGTAATCAAAATCTTCTTAATCTCATGGAAAGATTGTTCACAGTCTTAGATCGTGGATATAAAACCAACACAGGTGTGACGATTGATTTGGTTTTGAAACCACAATTTGAATTAATAAAACAGGATTTTAAAAAGCTTTTAAAATGAGTTTAAACACTGGGAAACCGATTTTAAAAACGGCAATTTTAGCAATTTTTGAGCATGAAGCACAGGAAGATGAAAGCCCGGATCAATCCCGTGAAAGAATTGCAGAAAAGTTGACCAACGCAATTTATGATTTTGTGAAAACAGGCTTAGTAAAAGTAAATGTAACAACTGCCGGAACTGCAACTGCGCAAAGCGGATCAGGAACCGGAAATATAGAATAAGATGCCCAACGATATTTTACTTGATGAAAATTTTGAACCGCAAATTAAAGACGGTGATTTCATTATCGGAGAAAGCACGTATCAGCATCAAAAAACTTTACTGTTTGCTGAAAAAGGAGAATTTAAAAGCAATCCAACCACGGGCGTTGGTACAAGAAAATATCTTGAAACGAGTAAACCCGATGAATTTGCAAGAGAAATAAGACTCGAATTTTTCGCTGACGGGATGCAGGTGAATTCTTTAAAAGTAGATGAAAATTTAGCCATCACTATTGATGCAATATATAAATAACCATGAAAGAATTATTAGTTTATAAAAAGCACGCAATCGGAATTTTAGCAGCAATAAAGAAACCGGCTGTTGCTGTTCCTGCTGTTGGAATGATTACACTCAGTGATTGTCAGTGGGGAATCTCTTTACTATTTGTACTGATGCTTTTTGATTTTATAACCGGTGTTTTGGCTTCATGGAACCTGTGGAAAAATTCAAAGATTGAGAGCAGTTTTTGGCAAAAAGGATTTACCAGTGTACGAATCAGAGAATCCGTTGTAAAAAGTATCACTTATTTTCTGCTGATCATGTGCGCCTACGGGATTGAGACCATATTTAAAATTAAAACCTTTAAGGCCGAAAGTTACACTGAGCATCAGATCACGCTCACTTTGGGAGCAATAGCCATCGCCTGTGCAATTGAGTTTTATTCAATATTTTTTGAGAATCTGCCGAAAGCAGGATTTAGTATTGAACTTAAAGTGAAAGCAATTTTTGTAAAAGTAAAATCAGCAATATCATCTGTAAGAAGTTTGAAAAATGGAGGCAACGATACTGAATAGACAAAGTTTACTTGATATCGCAATTCAGCATACAGGAAGCGTTTTAAACACGTTTCAAATTGCTTTTGAAAATAACATATCTATCACGGATGAACTGCCCACGCTTGTAAAGCTGGCAGGAACTGAAAATAAAGAAATTAAAAACTTTCTAAAATTAAAAAAGATTTCTCCAGCATCTGATTTCGATATCAACGTGATTGAGATAAAACCACTTGGTGGTGTAGGATACTGGGAAATCGAAAAAGACTTTGAAGTACAATGAGAACATTAGACGAAATTTTTAACAGCCTTTTGGAGAGAAAAACCACCTACCCGGCACTTGATGTTTTAGATTCTACTTCTAAAGTATCCATTTGGCGAAATATGCTTTGGGTTTTTGCTTTTGCTGTCTATGTTCACGAGCAGATTTTTCAAGCTCACAGAACGGAGGTGGCTCAGATTATCAATGATGAGAAATCGCATACTTTAAGATGGTATAAAAAGATGTCTTTGGCATTTCAATATGGTTTTTCTTTGATTGTAGACTCAGATCAGTTCAATAATGAAAATCATACAGACGATGAAATTGAAGCTGCAAAAATCGTTAAATATTGCGCTGTGACAGAATCTGAAAACGACAGCCGTTTAATCATTAAAATAGCCACCGAATCCGGTAATATTTTGCAACCTGTGACGGCTGATCAGAAAGAAGCTTTTGAGTACTACATCTCAGAAATACGTGATGCAGGAGTACAGGCAACAGTTATCAACTATCTGCCGGATAAGCTTCAATTATTTCTACAAATTAAAAGAGACCCTAATGTTTTGGATTCTTCAGGTGTTTCCATTTTATACGGCAATCAGCCTGTGAATGACGCCCTGAATCAGTTTAGAAAAGAACTTCCATTTAATGGAGAATTGATTTTAAACAAATTAGTAGATAAGCTGCAGATTATTGAAGGTGTTGTAAATCCTCATTTAATTAATGTAAAAACTGCCTGGATTGATGCTGATGCCGGAACGTACGGCAACTTTGAAAACATTGAGATTTCAAAAATACCGGTTAGCGGATATTTTGAAATAGACTGGGAAAACTCTGTGATTGAATATGTGGTATAAATTAAATGCTCAAAAACTAATCCTTCAAGCTTGGGTTTCTTTTTTGAGAAAGCCTGTTATCGGTTCATTTTTATCGCTTGTTTCTGATGAAATCACAGATTTGAATAATATTTTCAACATCAGCCGAACCGCTAACATAACAAAGATTACGCATAATTCTCAGGTCTGTAAGCTCCGAAAGATATTGAATGATACTTTCGATGATCAGCGAAGAATCACCATCGTTGATGGCGTTTTAAAAAAGCCTGTTTACATCTACACCGATGCGGAACAGAAACCGGAATGGTTGGGTGAATTAATAATCTACACATCAGAAGAAACTGAAGGAAACGGAATTGATTTCACAGTCATTATTCCCGGAGAACTTAAAAATTATCAAATAGAAATAAAAGCCCTGGTTGACTTCTACAAGTTGGCAGGAAAACGTTATAAAATAGAAGTTGATGAAACTATTTAATTTTAATCAGACAGGCGGTTTTAAGCTTGTTACAGATATCCTTACAAAAATTCAATCTGCTTACTCGATCTACAACGGAGTAGCGAGAATGGCAGGTGATAAAGCTATTCTTTCCGGGTGCGAAGATTTGGGAACTTCCGTTGGTGATGGATATGTCGTGATTAATGGTGAAATGCTTGAATTTAAAGGTGCCTTAAAACAGACAACCGTAATAATCAAAGAGGAAATTGGAACAGCAGATTTTGAAGACGGCAGCACCAAGCCATTTGAGACAAATCGCTATGCCACATTTGGTTTTTCTACAACATCCTTTCCCTGGGCGGAATTTAAAAGAGTTCCAGCACTCAATAGCCTGCCTGCAACAATTACAACTCTGGAAACTAATCTCAACACAAAGATCGACAATCTGATCAATGCTCTTGGATTTCTAAAAAAAGGAAATGTTTTTATAGGCGATATTGCCAATAAACCAAACGGCTGGACTACTACTGGTGCGGGGTATTCAATTTACCTGATTAACTCTACTCCCAGCGGAAGTGGTGGCGACGATTTATACAGAATCGTTTTCACCGAGCCTTTGCCAACAAACGATTTTATGTTGTACGGAACCATTAATTACAGTGGCGACTTCAACGCCAATAATGATGTGATATTTTCCATCACCAACAAAAATGTTAACGGTTTTGATCTTTCGATTAGAGAGGTTTCGCAAATCGTTCAAAACTTAAATTTCGATTTCATCATATTCAAAAAATAACAATGAAAATTTCAAAACAAACTTTACGAACTAATTTTAAAAGAGGTTTAAAACCTCTTCAAGAAACATTTTACAATTGGTTTGACTCTTACTGGCACAAAGACGAACTTATAGATATCAACGCCGTAAAAGATTTAAAAACCCAGCTTGACAACAAACTTGATTCAAGCGCTCAGGATTCTCTAATGGATGCATTTCAGGATGCATTAAATCAAGCTTCTTTCGGCTTAAAGGGAATTGCCATACCTGCAACAGTTCCTACAGTTTACGATCCGGCAACCTTTCCTAATGGACTTTACGAGAAATACGATGTGGAGGTTGCCGGAAGCTTTACCCATTTTCTGAAAGCTGACGGACAGCCAGTGGTAATTACCGCTGATGAGTTGAAGGGACTTGTACAAATTGCCGTAATGAATGGCATATCTGTAAAAATTGTGAAACTATTGCCACAAGCTAAGAAAAGCATAATAAATTTCTCAGATATTCCTTCAAGTGATTTTCCTCTGCAAAATGTAGGGACAGAGAAAGTACAGACCATTAATAACGTTGGTTTGTTTCAGTTGAAAGACGGTGAGACTGCTAATGTTGGAGATTTGCCGGGGGTGAGTGATGTTTGGGTAAATCTTGGTGGTCAGGATGATGAAGTACGAAGCGTATTAGATTTAATCAAAGTCTATGAAGATGATTTTAACTTCGATGGAAGTACAAGTAATTTATATGTAAATAACGAGAGGATGATGAAATATCCTAATTTCGTTAATAATCCATATTCTTTTCTTCACACCCTAAAAGATTATGATATATCCGCATATACTGTTTTGCACATTACGTCGGCAATGTTCTCAAAAGAAGCAAACATTATTGACGGTCTTATTGGAGTTAAAAGTGATGGTACCGTTGATAATATATTAAATATTAATGGTTTTACAGGTGACTATCCCACAGTTAATGATTTTGATTTCGATATTTCAAACTACGAAAAAATATCGTGTACTTTTGACGAAAGCACAATACCAATCGTTGGTTATTTTACTACGGGTATAGATTATTCGTATAAATCCAAAACGATTGAAGGTTTACAAAAAAGAGTAGGTGATGTGGATTTTTATAATAATTCAAAATTTACAGGAGGAACGTTGCTCAACCCAAATGGTACTGTAAAAGCTGTAACGCCTGCTTGGGGTTATTTTACGGTTTACGTTAAATCTGGGGAAACTGTAAAGGTCGGATTGTACGGAAATCCAACGGTTGTTATTGGAATTAAATACAGTGAATCAGGCAATGTTTTGGGAAATTTTGGACTTTTTAGTGGTTTAAACGGTGATTACCACGAATTAGAATTCGTGTCTGATTTTGACGGATTTATAAGATTTCACAGTAGCACATATTTCGGCACAAATTATTATGCTTACAATTTTAAAGATTATTTGTCAATAGGCGAAAGATTGAAGAAATCAGGAATTGGTCAAAATTTACGAGACATAATAGTTAATGGCGATAATCCAGAAAAAGTAAAAGGTATTGTAGGAAATTCAGAAGAATGCACGGTTTTAAGATATAAAGGCGTGTTAAGGTTTTATTTTTCTGCTCTCGATGAAGGTTCAGACTCACACGAGCATATTAAAGTTGGAGATTATGACCCTGAAACAAATACTGTTAGTAATATAACAAGTGCCATAAACGGCACAACAACAGGCAAATCATCAACTACTCACAAATGTAGTAACATTTTCATTTTCAATGGTGTTGTTTACGCGTTAGTAACTCTTTGGTTTCCAACAAACGGGGTGGCGTTATGTAAATCCACAGACGGTCGAAATTTTACCCTTGTAAAAAATAACTATGATAACGGGGCATTTGCTTACCAAAACGGAAATCACACCTTTATCACCGAAAAGATAAATGGATATTACTATTGGTTTACGGAAGGAAGACATACAGACACAGGTAATTGGCTAACAAAACTACTTAGGACATCATCCGATGATATAGAGACGGCTGTATTTGAAGACCTTGGATTACTGAAAGGAATGACGCCGATGTATGGAGGAAACAATACCCATTATCACGCGGGCAAATTTAAAATGTTTCTACACGGTGGGGAGGGAAATTTACCTAATTGGTTGATGTATGCAGAATCTGAGGTATCAGACCCTACATATTTTAAAATGGTATATAATCCTTTGTTGGCTATAACGCGCCAACCTTATGCAAACACAGATCAAATAGCAGATCCTGAAGTTGTCGAGATAGATGGGCAGACTTATATGTTTGCGGAATACTGGGATAACACAGCTTTAAAGTGTTCAGTTTGGAGGTTTAAATGTGGTGAAGGCAGGTTGAACAAAATTTTAGACAGCGATATTTATTGATTATTTCGGGAGTACTTTAAAACTCAACTAAAAATGAATTCTTAGAGGAAATGAATTAAAAACGTCCTCCAAATTAAAAACTTCCTACAGTATTTTAATAGCAACAAAGCCACCCGATGGAGGACGAAAAGTCTTCTTTCGGGTGGCTTTGTTGAATACTGTAGGAAGTGCAAATATAACGTAAAATTAAAATAAATGTCAAATTTCAAGTACAAAGAGCAACACGCAGTTATTGTGAAAGTCGAAAGCGAACAGGAGCAAAAAGAGGTTTTCGAAAAATTAAAAAAATTAGGTTTCAAAGATTTAAAAGTAGTATCAGTATGAAAATAGAAGTAAATCACAGTTGTAAAAATTTTAATTCGTTCCGCTCGGAAAAAGTAAAAAGTTTATTTAACGCTGAAAGCGGCCACGAATGGCAGCACATTGCAGAACTACCAATCGAGGAGGAAGGCTGGCAAATTGGTTTAATTGTCGGCGCATCCGGAAGTGGGAAAACATCTATCGGAAAAAGTATTTGGGAAAACGGCATTATCAACCTATCGGAAGGGTGGAATCCTGATTTACCCATTATTGAGGACATCGCCCCAAGTAGCGACATGAGTGTCGTTACCAGCGCATTATCTTCGGTTGGTCTTGGAGATGTTCCCTCTTGGCTTCGACCATTTAAGGTTTTAAGCAACGGCGAACAGTTCCGTGCGGGTTTGGCAAGGTTAATTTGCGATGCACCAGAAAAAGTTGTAATTGATGAGTTTACGTCCGTAGTGGACAGACAAATAGCTAAAATAGGTGCGGCGGCTTTTGCAAAGTCCTGGCGTAAAACAGGAAAACAAATTGTACTGCTTTCGTGTCATTATGATATTATCGAATGGTTGCAGCCGGACTGGGTTTATGATACGAGGGTATCGGAAGTAAAAAAAAAGTCCCAAAACGGCCGGCTGTCAAACTCGACATTTGGAAGGTCAACGGCAGTTACTGGAAGTTTTTTAAAGAGCATTACTATTTAGACCTGAAGCATCCTCCCTGTGCGGAATATTTTGTGGGAACAGTGGAAGGAGAATTGGTTTGTCACGTTGCAGTTTGTCCGCTTTTCACTGCAAAAGCGTACAGAGCCACACGCTTGGTAGTAATGCCTGAATGGCAGGGTGCGGGTGTTGGAACAGCGTTTTTAAATTCCGTGATGCAGTATCACCTTGAAGGTAGCGGAAGATGTGGGCATAAATACCCAACATTTTTTCACACCTCGCATCCGCAACTATGTGGCTATTTAAGAAATTCAAAAAAATGGGTGCAGAACAGCGCAAAGTTACAATTATTCCCGCCGGAACTTTGACGGCGGATAAAATGCCGGAATGTGACTTGGGAATTACGGCGCATTCTTTTGATTATATCGGTAAAAAAACACGGTACATCCCAAAGCTTGGGTGGCTTGGATACCATCCATCCTTATTACCCAGGCACCGTGGGCGTTCTTCAATCGAATGGGCAATCAGGATGAATGAACCAATTACAGGCGGTACGGTATTTTGGCTGAACGCAGGAATCGACAGAGGTGACATAGCATATCAGGACTGGTGCTGGATTCCTCCTGATTATTATTTAGAACCGTCCAATTCGGCCGTAAAATTATGGAGAGACGAATTATGCCCGATGGGTTTAAAACTCTTTGAAACGGCGTTGAAAGATGTTTTAAATGGTGTAATAAAAAGAAAGCCACAAGACAGGCGTTTTAGCACATTTGAGCCCAACACGAATGTAAAAGATATCTATCGCCCAGACTTACTGATGATTGACTATGAAACAAGGTAAGCATTAAAAAAACCGCATATCGCGGTTTTTTTTTGACGTTTTGTTTTAGATTTGTTGACGTTTTGTTTTGGCGATTATAGAGTCATGTTAAGGAGATAATGCAATAGCTGATTCATTAAAGATAAATAACATTCCAAGCGATAATCAAATTGAAAAATGGCGTTCAGGCTTTGATGGTATTACTTACAAATTTGAAATTAAAAATAAAAACTCATATTCATTTAAATATTATTGGACGCCTACATCACAGGAGAAATTTGAAGAATCTGATAAAATTAATTTCTTCTTAACGAAAATTGATAAAATTATTAATTATCGGGAAAACGGTGAAAAATTCAGAAAAGAAATACCATACTTCAGTTGGACAAAAGATGGTGTTAGCTGGACTGCAGTAACTGTTTTGAACAAAGAAAATTATTCTGAATACAAAAAATATAAAAAACTAAAAAAGAAACAATCGAAACGAAAATTATGACATCGCCTAAAAACAGTTCGGCAATAGCGAACGGAAAGTGATCAACTTCCGTTCTTCGCTTTACTAGAAATTTGTATTTTAGTTGATAGTTTCAGCCTTGATTTACCTACCATCACAAACTCCAAAAATTTACCCATAATAAAATGAAAATCCTTTTAACACCAATGTCTTGTCTGTTTTTATTGACTTCCTGTAAGTATAATACGGAACAAAAAGCGCTGTTGAGTAAAATAGAGAATTCAAAAAGTGAAATTTTTGAAGAAAATTTTGAAAACGTTATTACTGAGACTTTTGCTAAAGATGACTTAGCAGAATTGTCATCAAATCAAAATGCTAAAATTGCTATCTATTTTTATGAAATTTTGCTTAAAAGATATCCAACGGAAGCCTATCATATTTTTCTTAAAAACATCAACAATACTGAAAAGATTGTAATATCAACAAGCTACGATACCCTTCAAGAAATGACTGTTTCAGAGGCAATGCTCTATTATGCTACATTAAAGAATAATGTTTTCTCACAAAAGCAACTGGATGTCATTTCAGATAAAATCATTTTAGACTTAGACAACAAGAAACATTTAAGCGGACACTTAACTTTGTACCTTGATAATAACAAGGAAAATCCAAAACCAAAATATTATTCGATTCTCAGAGCTGAAATTCAAAAAAAAATACCAGACAATTATTACAATAATATTACTCTTTTAACCTACTTTTCAAATTACAATAAGCCAGAAGATGTAAAATTAATTACTGAATGCTTAGAAAATTCAATTTACAGGGAACCAACATATTTTAACTCTGCAATTGAATTTATTAATCATTCACCGAAACCTGAATATTTTAAAATTCTGGAAAACTATTATGATAGAAAGATCAATGGTAAAAAATTCAGAGCCGACGATATTTTTTTTGAATTGGAATTGTTTACAAAAGCGGTAAGTAAATATAAAAATGAGGAAGGAAAAAAATTATTAGATAAATTGATTAAAAAAACTTCTTATTTTTCGGAAGGCAGCTTTCTTGCACCAAACGAACAGATTTTTTTGATCTTGGAAAGTGAAGATAAAACTAATTTTTTTTCTGATGAAAAAACAATTTTATCAAAACAAATCAACAAAACAGTAATTGACACGATTAAAAATTACAATAAAAGATGGAACTGA